TAACTAAAGAAGAAGTATGTCAAGAAGAGCTTCTTTTAATTGAAGTACAGCAAAGACAGATTCAACATTTAGAATCCTCCTCTGCCGCTTGTGTTTCGACGGGTGAGACTCAATGTATAGAGAGAGAGCAAAGAATATGTAGACAAGAAAAGGAGAGGATTAAATCAAATTGTAATCATTTGATTGATCGAATCAATAAGGAGGAGTGTGATTGATGTTGTCTATTTTAATTCCTGCAATTCTTCAAGCGGGCTTTGCTACTATAACGCTTGACGATGGCCACAAGATTGAATCCACTTTTGTTTTAAAAGGGACTGTTTCGAATCAATCTGGATTCGTTGTGAAGATTGGAGACATGGCTGACATCCAAAGCTCTTTAAATGGAAACTCTTGTTTAATTCGAGTAAGTGAAATCAAGGATCGCTTTGAAAAGGAAGTCAAGGATCGTGTACATCGATGTGATCAAAGACTCGATGTATTTAGAAAGTCTCTTGACGAATCTCAACTCTTGAATAAGAATCTAAAACTTGAACTAAAAGAAGAGCGATCAAAGTATAAAAACTTAGTGATGGGGTCAGTCGTCGGATCGATTGCTCTTACGGCGGCGGGTGTCTATTTCGCTACACGTTAAAGAGTTGTATATATGTCACAGAATGAAATCATGGGTCGAGTTGCCTTTGCGGCTCAATATGCTCACCCTACCCCCAACGGGCGGGAATCATGGAAAGAGGCAATCGATCGAGTTGCTTCAATGCACAAAAAGAAATATCCTGAAGAAGAAGATCGGATCGATTGGGCCTTCTCTCTAGTCAAAGATAAAAGAGTAGTCCCTTCTCAAAGATCAACGCAATTTGGAGGAGATGCAATCCTGAGAAATAATATGAGGATGTATAATTGCACATTCTCTCCCGTTGATCGTCCTCGCTTTTTCTCCGAGATGTTCTGGCTTTTGCTGTGTGGGAGTGGGACGGGCTTTTCTGTACGTCGGACTGATATCTCTCAGCTCCCAAGAGTAATATTAAGAGATGCGTATTTAAACAGGAGATCAATGGAGTATGTAGTACAAGACTCAATCGAGGGATGGGCGGAGGCTCTCCAAGCTCTCCTTGATTCATACTTCTTCACTGATTATTTCGATCACGCTTATGATTATGAACTAGAGTTTAACTTCTCCAAAGTACGTCCAAAAGGATCTCCTATCTCATCGGGTGGGATTGCTCCAGGTCCTGAGCCTTTGAAGACATGTCTTGAGAAGATCAAGAAGATTTTACATTCTCGATTTGGACAAAGATTAAGATCAATTGATGTTTTTGACGTGTGCATGGAATTGAGCGCGGCTGTCTTAAGTGGGGGCGTTCGTCGATCTGCTTCAATCTGTCTTTTTGATAATGATGATAATCTCATGTTAAATGCTAAGACGGGAGAATGGTGGAAGTATGCACCCTCCCGCGCCTATGCAAACATCTCCGCAACGATCCCGACGGATGGGAGCGAAACAAAGAGCATGATCAACAGGGCCGTTAAACTTAATCGAGAGTGGGGAGAACCTGGAGTCTTCTTCTCAAACTCTCCCGACTTTGGGACTAATCCATGTTGCGAGATTGGGCTCTATCCTTACTTTGTTCAATCTGCTCTCGGAACTCATCAGACAGATCTCCCTTTAACAGTTACTAGAAATAGGAAAAGATTAGAAATGGGCGGGTGGATGTGGAGAAGTGGATGGGCCGTTTGTAATCTAACTGAGATCAACATGGAGAAGAATCCAACTGAAGAACAATTCTATGAGTCTTGTGAGGCGGCCTCATATATCGGAACTCTTCAAGCAGGATATACAGAGACGGGATATTTAGGACGGGTGACTAAAACGATCATCGAGCAAGAGGCTTTAATAGGAGTTTCTTTGACAGGAATGCATGCAAACCCGCTCTCTTTTGTTCCTAGTTTGTTAAGACAAGGGGCAAAAGTCGTCGAGGATGTAAACAAGTTGACAGCTAAAAGGATCGGAATCAATCATGCTTCTCGATTAACATGTATAAAGCCAAGCGGGAACACTTCAACGATTCTAGGCACGTCCTCAGGAATCCATCCTTTCCATGCAGATCGATATATAAGAACAATCCGACTTTCTAAAATTAATCCTATTTGGAAGCTCATCCAAGAGAAACTACCTGAAGCAACGATTGATCTTGAAGGCGATACAGGAATCATTCAATTTGCTTGTGTAGGAAATGGAACTCCAAGAGAGCATCTTTCTGCTAAAGAGTTTTTGGAAACAGTCGCTCTCGTTCAAACTCATTGGGTCGAGTATGGATCTCAAGAAAGCAGAGTTGAGGGATTGACTCACAATGTCTCTAATACTTGCACAGTGAAAGATAATGAATGGGGTGAAGTCTCAGACTGGCTCTGGAAGAATAGAAGATCTGTAAAGGGCGTGGCCCTCTTGTCTGACTATGGAGACACAGTCTATCAAAACGCACCTTTTCAAACTGTCAAGAATGGGACTGAGCAGGAGAAGGAATGGAAGAGACTCCTTGATCTAGATTGGAATAAGATTGATCTGACTTCTGTTAAGGGTGGAAATGATGCACATTTAACGAGTGGATGCGATGGGCTTAAGTGTGAATTAAACTCCGATCAATTTTGAGATCTGATAAAATGTTCCTCCGTTTGGATTCATTGTGATCACTCTCTCATACTCATTAAACATCTTTTGATCAATCTTTTCCTCGTTTAGTTGCTTTCTTAAGAGAAGCATAGTCTCTGACCAAGCGGGACTCTGAGAACACATAAAGACTCTAAAACAATAGTCTGCAGGAGTTTGATCATGGGCAGGATCAAAACCTGTTCCATAAGTCAGATCAAAGAGACTTGAGAGAATCCCTCCATCCGCTGGATCCCACTTTTTAAAAGATTCATAAGTGAGATCGATCTTGCCCTCCTGGAGAAAGACTCGAAGGGGTGAGAGTCCATAAGTATAAAAAAGCTTTTCGAGTTCGTTGGATTCGCATTGATCGAGAGGCTTACTAGAATAAGTCTCCATCGCCACAAGGGCCTGATCAATGTCTGCTCCTTCTTTTACAAGTTCCTCAATCGTTGTGTTGATAGAGGAAAAGTTTCTTAAAGGATTAGAAGTTTGAGGGGGCTCGATTACTTCAGTTTTTTTTTAGGAGCAGGAGCAGGAGAGGGAGGGCTTGAAGGCTTGGGAGGTTTGGCGGATTCAACTGAAGCATATACAATTCTATCTCTCTCCTCTTCATCCTGAATCATGACTTCAGCAAGTTCATCAGGAGAACAGGCCGTCCCGATCACTTCAGGAAACGCAAGTCGAAGGAGAGCGGTCAAGGCTCGTTTATGCATCATAACCTTAGGCATCTTCTTCCAAGAGGACTGATTTAGAGTCCCTCGAAGTCGAGCGTCTTCAAGTGTATAAGTCCATTGCTTAGGCTTGATCTCAAATCCAAACTCTTTACTCGTCTCAAGCTCGTCTCTACGTAAAGCATAGACAGTGACAAAGTCTTCTCCCACTTCTTCCCAAATCGCAGCACACACTTTTTTTCCATCTTTTCCGACATAGCGTCGAACGGCTCCAGCCATTGCGTCTGCATTAAGAGCAGGCTTTCCATGAAGGCAATAAGTTTGTGAAAGAGTGATGGGAATATTGAACTCAAACAAATGTCCAAATGTAAGAAAACATTTTACATTGTCGTTAAAGTCTCGATCTGTTGAAAGGTTTTGAATCATTTGTAATTGATTATCGTTTAACATGGTCTTCTCTCCAGGTTGTTAGTTTATTGATTAGCTCTAATATTAGAGACAGTTTTAAGAATAGAAAGATCTAAACTCTTTACAGTGTTCTTTCGTTGAGTACGCTTATGAAATGAATTGAGAGCAAGGACAGCACAAAGGGCAATGATGCTCATAAAAATAATATAGTGCTTCTCTGCAAATGTTCTTCTGTCTTGCTTGGGGATGTACTTAATCATTGATGTATTCCTTAAAGTCTTCGATTGTAAAAGTGGAGCCTGTCATTTCATTGAGACAAGCACATAAGATAAAGAAAAATCTTCTTGGGGCTTTAACTTGTTTATTTAATACTCTTGATAAATAAGAATTATCATATCCCATTGATTCGGATAAGTTCCTAAAGTTGTATCTCTCTTTCTTGAGAGCTTCTTTGATTTGTTCTTTCATTCAATCTCCTTTCGTTGATGTATTGTTTTTACCTTTATCTTTTCATTGTGTCAAATGTTTTTTTTAAATTAAGCAAAAAAAGATTGCATAAAGACAAATATGTATATATAAAGAAAGCATGAAAGGAGAGCATATGAAAGAATATGAAGTAAGAAAACTAATCATGAAGTCAGAGAGTTTAAATGCATCCGATAAACTCGTTCTTTTAGCTATGATCTTAAAAGTCGACTGGAGCACATACAAAGGAAAAGTCTCTGCTCGTGAGATTTCAAAGCTTATCTCAACAGGAGAGAGATCTGTAAAAAGAACTCTATCGAAATTGATTAAGCTTGGAGTCATCTCTCGTGAATCAAAGAAAGTGGGGCCAACTCAGAACGAGCCTGCTCTTACTACTTTACACACTGACAAGATAGACACTAGTGGCAAGATTAACACTAGTGGTAAAAAAGACACTAGTGGCAAATTGACCACCACCCCTAGTGTTAATTTGACCACCACCCCTAGTGGCAAATTGGCCACCCATACAATAAGTAACAATAATAAACAATATTCTAACTCTCTGATAGAGAGGAAGTGGGGAAGCATGGAAGGGGAAGAAAGATACACTGAAGAGATTAAAGAGGACGAAAGAGAGATCAATCAAATCTATACTTTTCAATACCCCTCATCTATACTCGATCCTGAAGAAAGACTCAAAGCAGAGAACTACGTCAAAGCAAACTATCACAGATTATCATACACAGATCGAGAGCGTATTATGTTTCCCGATCTTACAAAGCCTTTAATCTAAGCAAGCAAGGAGAGAAGATGCAAAGCTTAAATGAATCATTAAATCTATTAATCAAAGCAGTAAAAAAGAAAAGTGGAGGCGGAATCAAGACAGATATAAAACGTCCAGATCTTGTCCACTCCTTCGAGCTTGAGGATCTTAATCTTTTAACTAAGGAGGTGATCATGGGGACTCCTAAGCTGAAGATTAACTTCCTTCCTGCATGTGGATATTCAGGATGCTCAGCATCTCATTCTCAAATACATGTGAGAGAGCGTGTTGAGTTCATCGATGATCTAAAACGATATGATCCCGTGATGATCCAGGATGAAGAGGGGAAAGTTGTGGAGGATCTCTCTAAACGTCCTTTAGGCTTAAAAGTCGAGGATGATGGACTATGGATCCCAATTCAACACAGATATGTTTATAGCGAGCCTTGTCCATACTGTGGACGCACAAATCAATTCCTCATTCGATTCAAACAAAGCGGCCTCACAGCAACGGCAATCAATAAGCATCTTGGCAACTATGAGTTTGAGGAGGGCCTTGAATCTCTTGCTCAATCTTTCGCAAATAGACAAATTAGAGGAGGCTTGATCTATGGGCATACGGGGAACGGGAAGACTCATCTCTTAGCTGCTCTTGCTCGTGAGATGATATGGAGAGGGAAGAGAGTCAGATATGTTTCTCATCAGTCTCTCTTAGAAAGAATCAAGCAATCCTTTGATGATAAAACAGATGTAAAAGATCCTCGCTATACATGGCTCGATCATGTTGACGTGGTCTTCTTCGATGAATTGGGATTCTTCAGAATGAATGAGTGGGGGATTCAAACGACTAATGAACTTATACATGCTCTCTATGAATCTAATGTCCAAGTTCTCTTTGCTTCTAATCTTTCTCCTCGACAAATGAAGCAAAAGTTTTTAGACATTCGAAGCCAATCGAGGATTGTTGAAATGTGCAAAGACTTCCTTTTCGAGATGAAGGGAAATGATAGACGAGGAGATGTGGAAGGATTCTTTAAATGAGTAGACCTGACTTAGTAGAAGAGATCAAAAGACTAAGAGACTTAAAGTACACTTGGAAACAAGTTCAAGAGGCTCTCTTTCAAGATGGAAGTGCCCCTTCTATTCCTACTCTGATGAGATGGGCAAGAGGGAAAGGACAAGTTTATTATAAAACTCTTAGGATCCCTGATGAAAGTAAAGACGAGATTCGAGAAGTATTTATAAGACAACTTAAATCAATGGGCTTTAATTCGAGCGAGATCAAAAGAGAATTAAAAAAACTTATTCCATGAAAACAAAAGCCCTCAACGGAGAGAAGATCGTTGAAGGCTTTTGCTCGAAAGGACTGATCACCCCCCAACCAGGAGAAAGAGATCAATGTAGAATCTATCATCAAATATAATTCAAGTCAATGAAATCAACTTTGATCTTATTCTCTTCTAAATACTCTTGTCCCCTTCGATCATATTTAGAGGACGCAGGAAAGAATACATGTTGAATCCCTGCATGATGAATTAATCTTGCACACACTAAACACGGGGCGGTCGTTATCACGAGAGAGCAGCGATCAACAGAGATTCCTTTTCTCAATGCATTCATTAAAGCATTAGCCTCTGCATGATGACAGCCTATCTCAACATGAGTCCCACTTTTAATATTTAGATCATTTCTCTCACATTGATCATTCTTGCAGAGCGTTCCTGTTGCTCCCCTTGGAGGTCCATTAAATCCCATCGAGATCGGATTATTGAAAGAATCTATGATCACGGCCCCTACATTTCCTCTAGTGCATGGAGATCGATCTGATAAAAGGAGAGCGTGATAATACCAGTGCAAAGCATATTCATATTTCATTGATCTCCTCCATAATCTCTTTAATCCCGTCGAGCTTAAAAAGAATAGATTGTACTTTCTTAGCATAGTCCTGGATCTCAACTTGTGAATGTGAATCGAGTCTAAGATCTAAGAAATGGAGAAGGGCCTGAAATGAGACAGTCCAATAACATTCCGAGTATAGAGACAAGGGAAGAATCATTCGAGCCTGTTCTTTGCACACTCCCAAATCAATCAATTCTTGATAAAGGTTATGACATTGATCAACGACTCTCATATATCTTCGAGAGATGATTTCACATTCATCATTATAAAATGCGTCACCGCTTCCCTGCTTTATTGAATCAAGAGGTCGAGTCCTCCATTCTTCAGGGCAAAAGAACTCATAGTCAAATTGAACATATCTTCCAGAGATCTCATTCCAAGAGCAGCCTATCTGATGTTTCATCCATTGACGGAGGACGAAGATGGGAGCTTTAATATGAAAAGTAAAATGGATATGACGAAAGGGAGAAGTGTGTTTATTCTTCCAAAGATAACGAATCAACTTAAGATCCTTCTCCTCGATCTTATCTATTCTCTTTCCAAAAGAGACACGAGCTGCATTAACAATCTCAACAGCTCCTCCCGTTTGATTGACAAGCTTTACAAAGCCTATTTCTTCTCTGTGTGCTTTTGAATCGTCTCGACCGCGGTTAATCGCTCTCTCATTTTGTTGACTTCCGTCCATAGCTCTACTCGCCCTTCTCTACATGATTTATGTTGAATCTCAAGGTTTTGCTGAAGAGTATCAATCGCCTTCGAAAGTCTTTCAATCTGTTCAACAGTCTTTCCAAACGATCGAGCCCCATAAAAGATAAAAGATCCAATTGCTCCAAGTAGTCCTATGATGTGCCAAATGGAAGTAAAGTCAATACTCATGATGATCCCCTTTTTGTAAAGTATTCCTTTTCATTATATTATATCCCCCTCTTGACTCAAGAATCTTTTATGCGTATTATCTTATATGATGTCATATGATTCCAATACAAAGGAGAGAAGATGTCAAGTAAAGATATAGCTTTAAGAGTCCCTGCAAAGATGTTTGAGGACTTGAATCAAATCGCAAAAAAAGAGAATCGTCCTCGATCTAGAATCATGAGAGAGATGCTAGAGAGAGGCATTAAAGAAAGGAAGAATCATGGGAGTAAATAATTTAAACATTCTAGGCAATCTTGGAAGAGATCCAGAAAAGGTCGGAACTTTTGATAAATCGATCGTTCGCTTTTCCGTTGGAGTAAGTGAGGCGATCAAAGGAGAGAAGAAGACAACTTGGTTTAATTGTGTCTCATTCGCAGCTAAAGCAGACTACATTCTTAAGACGTGTCAAAAAGGATCACAAGTCTTTATCGAAGGACCCTTTAGATCTGAGGAGTATGAAGGAAAGACAAGATGGACGCTCTTTGTAAATAAGATTATCGTCTTGAATAATCGGAAGGAGTCTCCTCATGACAAAAACTAAAAAAGGAAAAGTCTCTGAGAAACAGCTTAAGATCGAGGCCATTGATCTATGGTTAAGAATTGGAGTTGAAGTCTTAAGAGATCTTCCTGAAGTGTATGAGGAAGTCGAGCAGCACTTAAATAAAAAGATTGAAGAGATCACACTCTCAGACCTGGAGGGGATATGACACAAGACCTTGAAGGGTTAGCAGCAAGAGAGGTATTTCTTGATAATTTGAATAGCAAGGATGAAAGTAAGAAACGCGTAAAGAACACAAAGTATACAGCTATCCTCGCAAATCAGATCTGCGATTATGTCTCCAAAGGGATCCCAATGAGACAAGCGGCTCAATCCTTGGGAATCTCAGAATCTACTTTTCATCGATGGAGAAGAGACAAAGAGGAGTTTTCAGAAATGATTGATCAAGCTATAGGAGTGAGTGAAGCAAGATTGATCTCTGAGATTTCAGTAAATGAAGACTGGAGGGCTAAGGCTTGGATCCTCGAAAGACGCTTCCCCGATCGATGGAGCAAGAGAGAACAAATAGACATGAATGTCTCGAAGTCGGAAGGACTCGAAGAAATCAAGTTGATGATGAAACAGACAGATCATTTACTCGGAATAGATAAGAGCCAAGACGCAGACAAAAAAGACATAGATCGAGACTAGAAAGAACTCATAATTTAACATGATATATCCAAGGGAAAAAAAGACAACTCTCTTAAACACTAAAAAGAAATAGGATGTCAAAATGAATCATCATATAGGAAGAGGCTATCGTTTTGAAATGGAAGTATTAGGATCTTTTTACGCTTCTCCTCTTTATGTCACAGAAGACGACATGAGATTGATCACAGGAGAAAGAGGATATTGTGATGGGATCTTATGGGCGGGTCATACACGGGATAATCAATTTGTAAAAGATCAAAAGGTCTGTGAGATCGAAGTGAAGTTGAGAAGTACAATTGGGAAAGAGCCAAAGAAGGCACTGATTGAGACTCTCCAAGAGAAGCATGTTAGATCATTCCTTCAACACAATCTCCATAAAGATCGCTCTAACTCCAAGAGGATCTTAGTTGTAGGGTTTACGACTACCCTTGAAAATCAACGGGCTCAGGGTGTGTGTAATTATGATCAGTATGGACTCATCGCAGTCGTCTACTTCCATAAACAGTGGAATGAGTTTGACGAGTTTAGATTTAGGCAGGCGATACGCTTTTATGATTCTTTCCATGACTTCAATAAAGATCTTTATCAGTGCGTCAACTTAGATGAATACTTTGATTTATTAGAGGGAGAGAACGCGGTGCAAACATATTTATATTTGATTAATCAAAAGAGATATAACGATTTAATCATGGAGATCTTTTCTAAGATGTCTGAGGGGAACTATACAAACACTCAACAGATCTACATTATGAAGCTTTTAAACTATCAACTCAAGATCGGGGTTGATGCTTACTTTACAAGCTTAAGCAAAGCACTCAATACAAACAACGGCCCCCAACACTTAAAGCCTTTTATCGAAAAGTCATGGATTCAAAAAACAGGAAAGAAGTATCGAGTCAACTTTGAGAAGATCATCAAAGATTTGTTTCAAAACAAAATGAAAGTCAATGCTAGAAACTTACTCAATAAAACAGGCATAGACTTCACTGATACATATTGAGGCTCTCATGGATTTACAACTCAATGAGCTTCAGCAAAACATCATAGCAAGGATTAGAAGAAGGGATCGTGTGATCTCTGCTCGATGTGGATGGGGAAGCGGAAAGACGAGCGGCCTTGTCTTTGCTCTGTGGTTTATCAGTCGGATCCGTCCTGGTACATCATCCCTTCTTATCACAGATACCTCTCCACGCTATCGATCTGTTTTAGGACCTGAGTTAGAAAAGTGGCTAGGGCCTCTTGGATGGACTTTTAATTCCTTGGAGATGAAGTGGACTTGTCCGATCACTCAATCCTCAATATGGTGCAGGTCTTACTTTCGACCTGGTACAAGAGAAGCGACACACAATCCACTTGAAGGATTGAACATTACAAGCGGGGTCGCCTTGATCGATGAATGTCAGACTTTTCGATCTGATGAAGTAGCACAGAAAGCCCTAGGACGACTTCGAGCGGGTCCATCTCCCATCATGATCCTCGTGGGTCTTCCTGTGAGTGATGCCTGGTGGTGTCAACTTGCAGAGAAAGCAAACTATGATCCTCTCCTTTTCACTTCCTATGTAAATCAAAACAATTTGAGTGACGAGTGGTTTGAAGCAACTAAGCTCCTTCCTGAAGAAGAGCGGCTTGCTATGGTCATGAATCAACCTCGACCCCCAACAGGCTTGATCTATAATGAATGGACAGAGAGCCACGTAATCGACGGATTCAAATACAAGGAGGAGATGACTGGACGCATTGCGATCGATTGGGGATTTAGAAAGCCTTCAGTCTTAATCATGGTATACGATGAGGAGAGAGAGGCGACTGTGATCATCCATGAGATCAACCCTCAAGAAGTGACCATCTCCCAACTCTCAAAGATGATCCTTTCGATTGCATGGCCTCGCAAGTTAAAAGACTCTTCTCCAGGTCCTCGAATATGGCTTGATAGTGGAATAGCGGATAAGGCGGGATCTGCTCGGAATGATCAGACAGGGCGGACAGCTTTTCGAGAAATCATGAAGGCTCCTGATCTTGGAGGGATAGGACTTCCTCTTCGATATACAACTGACCCCGTCTTGACGAATGTTTTAAACGGAATCCAAAAACTAAAGAGGGCTTTTGCTCGAAAGAAATACCTCTGTACTAGAGAAGTGTGGACAAGAGGAGAGAAGTCTATAGGGAACTCGTTTAGAAAAGCGATCCTTTCCTATGGATGGAATCCAACACGAGACGAGCCAAAGAAGGACGGGAGAGAAGATCCTTTAGACGCTCTTAGATACGATTGCATTATTCATCATTGGAGTGATCTCTCCACTCCATCTTATTCCCCATCCTCTAGAAGAAGAACAGAAAAACGACAAAGACGAATCGGACGAAAGGAAGCATTTTGAAACTAATCAATGGAGACTCAATGGAGGTCTTGAAAGATCTCGAAGACAACTCAATAGACTCAGTTGTGAGCGATCCTCCATATGGATTAAGTCAGATCTCAACTCAAGTTTTTAATGAGTGCATGTTGAAGTGGTGTACAGATGATCGATCCTTTATGCCTTCCTCTAAAGGGTTCATGGGAAAGAGTTGGGATTCTTTCGTCCCTCCTCCATCTCTTTGGGATGAAGTATACAGAGTCTTGAAGCCTGGAGGTCATGCTTTGATCTTCGCAGGATCAAGGACACAAGACTTGATGGGATTGAGTTTGAGACTTGCAGGATTTGAAATGAGAGATTGTATTCAATGGATTTATGGGAGCGGCTTTCCTAAGTCTTTAAATATTGGGAAGCAGTTGAAAGAATGGGAAGGATGGGGAACAGCTCTCAAACCTGCTTATGAGCCTGCTCTTTTAGTAAGGAAGCCCTTTAGAGGATCAGTCGCTCAAAACGTCCTTGAGTATGGAGTAGGGGGGATTAATGTTGATGGGGGGAGGATTGATGGGGGGGGGGTTGGAGAGTCTGAGTTTAAGCAAGTTATTCCAAATTATAAAAATAATATTTATGGGAGGGGGATGGGAGGGGGGGATTGGAATCAACATATAGATGGAAGATGGCCCTCAAACGTCCTCCTCAACGAATCAATTAAAGAGGAATGGACAAGATATTTCTATTGTGCAAAAACCTCAAAAGAGGAGAGGGAGAGGGGATTGGATGGATTTAACAAGGGTAGTATTTCAGATGGTAGAGAAACGTATACAGACAATCCATATCAAAGAAAAGAAACTAAAAGATCGAACATCCATCCCACTGTAAAGCCTATCGACTTAATGACATACTTATGCAGATTAATCACTCCTCCAAAAGGCACAGTCTTAGATCCATTCATGGGGAGCGGCTCAACAGGAATCGGAGCAATCAAGGAAGGCTTCGACTTCATCGGGATTGAGAGGGAGGAAGAATACTTTGAGATCGCAAAAGCTAGGATTGAATATTGGACCTCGATTGATCTTAGTTATGAAGACAATGAGGAGAAGCCTGTGGACTCTCAACTCTCTTTATTTGGATAAATGACATCGAAGAGGAAAGTTGAATCGACTGAAAATATCTACTCTCTTTTTTAACGTCGGTGACGTACATAATAAAAAAAGAATGTGTACCCTCTTCGATGTCGAGAGCAATTTATAAAGTCTTGATAAACTTGTCAATATGTTTTATGTTTTAAAATAACGAACGATTTTATTTGAAATAATAGAATAGTTTGAAATAATAGAATGAAATCCTTTGTTCTTTTGGAAGAGGATCAAACATGAGCAATGAGCAAGACGAGAGAACCCCCGATCATCTCAAAGCGATGTATCCAAGATTTAAGACCCGCGGGATAAGTGGTACTCAAATCTCAGGGGGGAAGATCACAGGTAAAGAGCGTAATCCAAAGTTAACGGGCCTCAATTGGGTTCAAGAAGCTGAGGACATGCTAGCAACGGATCCCGTCGTCCGTCGATCGTGGCACATGTTGAGGCAGACTCTTCTCTCTGCGACATGGCGTTTTGTTCCTGGAGTTGAAGGGGATGAGATTGCTGAAGAACTCGCAAGATTTAGTAACGAGGCTTTTGGATTTGATGGATATGCAGGACAGCTCTCGACTTCTTGGGAAGAACAATTAACTTACTTATGGGAGTTTGTTCCCGTAGGCTATCGATATGCAGAGGAGATCTATAGAGTAGGACCTGATTCAAGAGGCAAGGTTCGAGTGTGGCTTGATTACTATGCAGATCGAGAACCTTCTGCTCATAATCGATGGCTCTCAAGAGATGGACAACATTTGGATGGAGTCCTTCAGAATGTAGTTGGAACTACTTACACCCCTGAACCCATCCCTGCAAACAAACTCCTACTCCTTACTTTGAATAGAACAGGATCAAATTTCGAGGGGATCGGAATGCTCCGTCCTGTGTGGTGGTGGTGGAGAACTAAGCAGCGAGTTAGTAACTTAATGTGTGTAGGTTTGGAGAGATGGGCCTTGCCTACCCCAAAAGTAAAAGTCGATCGATCTCAGGCAGAAATGCAAGGATTGACTGACGCAGATTTGAGCGTAATGATTGAAGAGGCGGCGGATCAAGCAGAAGCCTTCCTCGCCACTGAACTTTCCTATTTAGTTGAATCTCCTGTTATTCAATTTGATTCCTATTCAACAACTCCATACTTATATTCTCAAGGCCCTCTCGACATAATCAAAGAGTGTGATAATCAGATTTCTCAAGCCTTCCTTGCTCAATTTGCAAATCTTGGGATTAGTGATACAGGATCTCGATCTGTGGGGGAAGTTCACCTCTCAGTCTTTAGAAGAGCAGCGATCAATCTTTGCGATATAGTCGCAGCTCAAGTGTCTGGAGTAGATCGAAGGGGAGGGGGAACAATAGGCCGCTTGATCCGTTGGAACTTTGGAGCGATTGATCCAAGTAAACTTCCTCGATTAACTCACACAGGTCTTGATACTGATGACTTAGCAGAGTCTCTTGGAATGCTTCCAGGTCTTGTTCAATCGGGTCTACTTACTCCAGATGATGATCTTGAAAGAGCAATTCGAGAAAGACTTGGGGCGGGTGATCTTCCTGAGATCGCAGAACGTACACCTTTGGAAAGATCTATGATTAAAGGCGGGGGCGTTGCTTCATTGACTGAGAATCTACTTAGACGAAAAGGGAGAACTCATGGTCAAGAAGATTAGACTCAAAGTAAAAAAAGATCGGACGGAAGCTCAAACCCCTGCACCTCCTAAAGACAGAGTTAAAGGATCTAAGAAGAATCCTAAAGGGGCGGCAAGCGGATCAAGGGGAGGGCTTAAGATTCCTCAAAAATCTTTAAAAGCTCTAGAGAATTATCGTGATGAACATAATGAAAAGTATTCTGCTAAGTCTAAAAGAGTTGATCTTGGAACTCTTAAAGCTGTTTATCAAAGAGGAGCGGGGGCCTTCTCCTCCTCCCATAGACCTGGAGCATCGAGGGAACAATGGGCTCTTGCAAGAGTCAAAGCTTTTCTTAAACTGGTGGGAACGGGCGAGAGAAAGAAAGCATACACGACTGATCTTGATCTGCTCCCTCAAGGGCATCCCCAAAAGAGCAAGGCAGAAAAGAAAACGGAAGTTTTAAGCGTTCCTAAAAAGTATGATCATATTGACTTCACTCCTCCTAAAGGTGTACAGGAAGCCGCTCAACGTGCTTTAAAAGTTAGAGCAGAAAAGCCTGAATCTCAAAGGGGGATGACTGATGTTGGATTGGCCCGCGCTCGTGATCTTATCAATGGAAAAACACTCTCTCCCGATACTGTCAGAAGAATGCTCGCCTACTTCTCAAGACATGAAGTTGATAAGCAGGGAAAGACTTGGAAAGAAAAAGGAAAAGGGTGGCAAGCTTGGAACGGATGGGGAGGCGATGCAGGATTCTCATGGTCAAAGAAAGTAGTAGGACAAATGAACAAAGCAGACAACAAAGCGAAATCACTTAGAGCATATTCTGAAGCAAATCTTTTAGGAGAGGCGGATCCAGTTTATGAAGTCCCTGAAGGATTGACAATTGGAAAGCCCTTCAAGACTTTGTCTCTTGGTCAAGTATCATCTCGAATGAATGGGGATAATATTGGAAAAGAGATTGATCAAGATCTTCTTCAAGAGATGGTCAGAGTCTACAAAGAGAGACGTGAGGCGGATCCAGTGATCATCGATTGGCAACACGCCACAAGCCCATTCCAAGGAGAGAGCCCTGCACCTCCTGAGAGTGGCAATGCCCTAGGGCTCATCATCGATCTCGACTTAAGAGACGATGGACTTTATGCAATCCCTGCTTATAACGAAAGAGGACTCCAAGTCGTCAAAGATGCAGGGGGGATCTTGTGGTCCTCTCCTGAATATTTGCAGGGTGAAATCTTCACTAGAGATGGAGGGGAGAAAGTGGGAGATGCTCAACTTTTAGCGATCACTCTTACTCCTCGACCTGCTCAACAATCTAACAAAATCGATCGCATTACTTTAAAGGAGGCACTTATGGTGACCGAATCTGATTTAAAGGGAATGTCTCAAGAAGACTTGATTGATCTCGCTATGCAGAAAGACTCTATGGTCAGAAGCCTTGAAGCGAAAATCAAAGAAATGTCTCAAGAGAACGAAGCCAAAATCAACAAAGACTCTGAATCTCAACTTGAAGAAAAAGAAGACAAGGAAGAGATGAAAGAGGAAGAAGAAAAACTTGCTGAAAAAGAAGACAAGGAAGAGATGAAAGAACCTGATGAGGATAAAGACGAGAAAAAGAAAGAGTCTTATAAAATGAATGAGGCTCTTCCTTCAACTCAACTCCTCTCAGAAATCCAATCTCTTCGAGAGCAAGTGCAAACTCTTCAATCTGAGAAACTCGACGCAGAGCGACGGGAAGCCGTTGGAGCTCTTTTACGAGAAGGCAAGATCTCTCCATCTGAAGAAGAGGCAGCATCTAAAGCTTTTGACTTCAAGAAAAAAGGAGACGGTATCTTCTGGACTATGTTCTCTGAGCGTCCTTGTAATTCCGTTGTACCTATGAATCAAGTCGGACATGGAGCAAGTGGACAAGAGATTACGAAAGAGACTATCAATCTTAAAATCAAAGCACTCTCAGAAGAAAAAGGAATGAGTTATGCTCAAGCCCTTTCTGAGTTTCGACAAACTAATACTCAAGAGTTCTTGAAAGCATACGGAGTCTAAATCATGCAAACTCAAAATATCGTGAAATCATATGTCGCAGCGTCAACAATTGCAGAGTTCGACGTTGTAAAGTTCGATGGGAATGGAAAGATCGCTCAATGTGCTGCAGCGGACGCAGGATCTTCAACAATTCTAGGAATCGCGCAACGCGGAGCGGCAGCTGGTGAATTAACGGACGTTTTAGTGTATGGAGTTTCACGCGCTAAACTTGTGGCGATTGCCGATTTTTCCGTTGCAGGCGCGGCATTGTTGGCCGCTTCAAACAACGGTACACTTAACACCGCGGGTAGTAATGATTTTGTCATTGCGCGCGTACTTCCTAATATTAATTCGACCGGATCGGCCAATAATGATCAAGCCGAAGTTTTATTTTTCGGTCCTTCAATCGTTAAAGCTTAAGGAGTAAACAATGGCTTCATCATATAGCAATATCCATCCAGTCGATCAGATCTTAACTAATCTTGCTATCGAGGCGATCCCCTCAGATAGTCAATTGATTGCGGATCAAGTTTTTGAAAAAATCAACATCCCTGAACGAAGCGGGACTCTCTTGATTGAGAACACTCGGAACTTCATGGGAGCGACTGACCTTGACCTAGAGCGGGCTCCAGGTTCAAGTCGTGCGATGATTGGATCTTTTGATCGAACTAACATGACTTATAAAGCAAAGATCTATTCTGCTAGCGACTCGATCGCAATGGAAGATATCTTTGATTCTCAATATCCTGGAAGTGAAGAAGCTCGGATCGTTCGCAAAGTAGCTCGTACTATGAAACTTGCTAAAGAGAAACGAGCCGCGGATCTTCTTTTTGATACTGCGACTTTCACAAATAACAGCACCGCAGCAGCTTTAACAGGTGGCACAGGAAATCAATTCAATGCAGCAGGTGGAGAGCCTCTTCACGATCTTCATGTTGTTAAAGATATTGTTTTTGCAAACTCACACGGAATCAATCCTGACTGCTTAATCTTGGGTCGTGATGTATTCCGAGAGCTTGCTCGTAATCCTGAAGTAAGAGGATTTGCAGGAACAATCGGACAAGGCTTTGCAAGTGGTAATCGTATCTTAAATGACGAAGTTGTAATCCAAGTCCTTAAAGATGTTCTAGGCATTCCGAATGTATATGTTGGAGCGGCTCGACGTGAGACTGCGAATCCTGGAGCGACTTCATCAGAAGGATACATTTGGAACGGAGAGACAATCTTCATGGGTATCCTCAAGGGATCCGATGCATCTGTAGGCAAGAGCGGAAATGTTCGTGCAATGCCTGTTGCTGCTCTTGACTTCGAGTTCTCTGGACTTTCCGCGGGTCAATATGATGCTTTAGACTCAACCCGTCGATATGTATGGAATGAAGAAGTACAATCATTCACGAAGGTTGATGATTCATTCGCATATCTTTTGACTGATTGCTTAGCATAGGATCAAAAGATGTTCTCTTGTCTCGATGATCATGATCATGTTCTCCTTGCGGAGCGAATCGACGCAGATGAAAAAGCGATCGAAGATCTGACACGTCAGGCAAAAGAGCAACCTCCCATTCTTGCAAAGATTACAAAAGCAAGAATCAAAGAGCTAAAAGCAGAGAAAAAAGCGGCGGATCAATTCGGAGTAGTTTACAAAAAAGCGACCCGTCGTCTTATGGATTCCCTCAAAGATTCCATTGATCAATCCTCTCCTGAGGCTCTCCTATCTCTTCCAAAAGATCAACTCATTGAATTGATTCTTTCGGGGGGGATTGCTGATTCTGTGGAAGATTTCATCGAACAGCAAAACAAAATGTTAGAAGCAATTAACGAATCTCTTTTAGTAGTTGAGCCTACATGGACTCCTCTCTTTATTGAAACAGAGGTCAACTCGATTCGATCCTTGACAGTTCAAAACGTGTTTGATGACATTGTCATTCCAAGCGTTGCAAAGAATGTAAAGGAGTCGCTTCTTTCAATGATAATTGATACACCTCCAAACCTAGCTCTTTCAAATCTCGCTCTAAGTTTAGAGAGAGGAGCAGGGACACTCCAAACGGAGGTGAGGACTAAGATTTCTCAATTTGGGAGATCTGTCAACATGATCGCAGCTGATACAGTCGGACTCGATCATTATTTATACACAGGTCCAAAGGATGGAATCACACGGGCCTTTTGTCGTCCTTTAATAAACAAAGTCGTCGACAAAACACAACTCGGAAAACTAAACAACGGGCAAGGATTGAGCGTCCGAACTTCAGGAGGTGGATATAATTGTCGACACTCTTGGAGCCCTGTAACAGAATCCTTTATGAAGGCGGCGGGTCTTGATAAAGCGAATCAATCCGATATCTCAAAAGCGAATACAGGAGCCAAGAAATGAAAAAGGCAATTTTAAACAAGACCTATCTCTTTGAGTGGAATGCTCCGACCCCCATCAATGGGACTCCTGTCTTGACTCTTAATTCAACAGACTATTCTTTTACTCAAACGAGAGCCGCGGCCTCCGTCTCTGCGATTGGAAACGATCGGAGAACTTTAACAATCGACAATCAAGTGACAGGACTTCAAAGAGATCAGATCAAAGGATTCTTGATTACAAATGGAGATACTTATTACTCAGTGAATATAAATCGAGTAGTGGGAACCTCTGCGATTTTAGCGGAGCCTCTGCCGAGAGACATCGATCTAAGTTCTTCTGCTTCCTTAGAGTTCGCTTTGTGGACGACTTCCATTGCCTCGACTGAGGGGGTATTGACGACTGCAAACACGTATCCATACGTGATCAACTATACAGGGGACATCGGAGCAAATACGCATTCTAAACAAGAGAAGGGATTATTTAAATCTACTCCAAGACCTTTCTCGACTGGATTGTCCCATGATGATCTTGTTCAAATATTTGCCCCTCTTGCTGACATGGTCCCTCGTCGTCAATCCGATTTCTCAAATCAAATTAACGCAGCTCAAGACGAGATTATTCTTCAGATTCGAGATGTCGTTTTAGCAGAGGATGCCACTGAAGACGAGGTCTTCAATCCTGAACAATTTAAACTTAGTCATGCTTATTGTACGGCGGCTCTCATCTATGAACAGAATCTCCAAATGGATGTAGCTCAACAAATGAGGACTCGCTGCTCTGAGTTGATGCAAGTCGCTCTTAGATCCCTCGCTTTAGATTTGGATGGGGATGGAGTGATTGATTCAGGAGAACTTGATTTAAGAGAGAGCGGGGGAAAGACAACGGACTTTCGGGCATCATGGAAAAACTACACTAGAACTTCAAACGACTCCTTCTTTACTGCCACTAGAGGGATGAGACATTAAATAGGAAATCACTTCCTATTTAGAAAAAGGAGATCTCATGGGTAAAGTAAAATTAAAGTTCCCTAAAAAGCTATGGACTAAAAAAGACACTATGAGACTCGCTATGAATACACTTGCATCTATTAAGCTTAGGACCTCAAGAGGTCTTGATGCGAATGATATTCCTTTCGATAAGTATTCTGATAATCCTATATATATTCCAATTGGAAAAGGAACGGGGGCAAGATTGAAGCCTAAAGGGGGACGGGTAAGCAGAACAGGAAACTCCATCTTTTATTCTGGAGGATATCAAGAGTATAAAGAGGAGTCTCGAAAGAGAGGAGGGGGGGATGACTCTGCAGAAGTGGATCTAGTTTTAAGTGGGGCCTTGATGAATAACTTAGTCGTCTTAAGTGCAGAGCAAACACGCTTTACAATTGGATTGACTTCTCATGTAAAACACTATGGATACTTTGTGAATGATACTAGAGAATACATTGGACTCTCAGATCGAGACGTTGAAATCCTTTTTCAGAGTGTGAGAGAAGAGATCGCAAATAAGATCGATAAGGAGGGCAAGAAGAAATGAGTCAAGGTATATTTAAAAGTCTTGAGAAACTAGAAGACATGATTCAATCCATTACTCCTAAAACGGACTCTCATCAAAGCTTTGTCGCTATCCAAACGGGGAACGGACGGACGCTCCCATTAGATCAAAGATCCAACTCAACACGCTATTTTGAAATAGAGACTTTGACTTATGCAGAGGACGACGGGCTCGCTGGATTGAGTGGGAGAAAGAGGACCTCTCTAGAGTTGCGTGTGCGTTATGACATTCCTAACGATCTCGGATTCTTGAAGAGGATAATCAATGAGGATACATCTAAATTGATTGATACTTTGAAAGGACCTAACTATGATTTATCTACATCAGGGATAGTTTCTGTTATCCCTGGAGTTCCATCAACGGAACCTCTTTCAGACTTGAACGGAGAACTCTTTGGATTTGTCCTTCTTGTCCCTTTTGATTTGCTTTACTTGGAGGAATAATGAGTGTTACCCATCGATCTCTTTCTGTTATTTCTGAGTCTTCATTTGGATCTCTTGACTCTACAACGGGTCTACCTTCCACATCAGGACTATCTTTTGTCTCTATTCCCTGCGAACGGGATCCAATTGTTATCTATGGAGAGCCCATTGCAAGCGAGAGAAACGACGCTCGTGACGGATCATATGGAGTTCCTCCCGAACCCGACACAGTTTTTTCTAGTGGTTCTCGTGTTCGTCGTCGTACTGGACAAGTTTCTTTAAGACTTGACTTGACTACAATTGGAACAGCGGCTTCAAACTATGATTCTAACTATCTAGGCTATTTACTCGGAGCGGGCTTCCAAACTGTCAAGCACACAGTAGCAAGCGAGGCAGCAACTAACGTCTCTAATAATAATTTATTTACACCTTCCACGAGTACAGATTTTGCCGTGGGCGGCTTGTTAGGATGTGATATCGCAGGGCGTGCAGAGTATACAGCGGTGACGGATAATGATGAAGCGGCCGCGGTTGCGATCTCTCCAGCTATATCCAATCTCCAAACAACGACAGTCATGAGAGCCCTCCAAACGTGGTATCCAGGAAGTCGAGCCCAAACAGGAAACAAAGTTGCCTCCGTCGCTTTTCAAGTTCAAGGAGTTGACTTCCTCACTAATTGTTTTGGATGTGTCTTGGAGTCAATCTCGATCTCTCTCGACAATGGTCGAGTCATGGCAGATCTTACTTATCAGTCTGCATGCATTCAAGACGATCATTCAAGTGCTGTTTCTCCTGTTGAGCCTTCTTACAATGCAGGCTCTCCTCCATTCTTTCGAGGATCTTATGTTGTAGTATCTTCAGGATCTCCTACAAGTTTAACGAATGCTGGATCAACAGGCGACAAGCTAGGAAGAACGGCCCTTGATTGTGAAGACTTCACCTTGACAGTGACTAACACTCTCACCCCTCTAGGGCATTCTAATTCAATCCTCGCAATGTCAGACATGGAGATCTCGGATGTTGATGTAGAATTAACATTGACGATTTCAACGCCATCGACTACTTTAAACGATGATTATTTTAATCGAACTATGCGTCAAGTTCTAGTGGGGACGGGTCCGATTGCGGATGGAAAGGGATGTGCTTTCATGCTTCCCTCTGCTTATCTCATCAATGATCCTTCTCAATATGATGTAAGCGGTAACGACATCGTTCGTCAAACATTAACATATAAACAAGGACGCTTTGGAGGTGATGTGATTGCTAACGATCAACTTGCCAACGCTGCAAACTCTCCCTTAAGAATTGGACTAGGAGTCTAAATCATGGCTATCTCTTTCTTGACAAGTACAGACATTGAAATAGATGTCTTCCTCACCTTCGATCCATCCATTGAAATCACAGAGGATCAAAGATCTTCTTATCTTTCAACGGGCGAACTTGAAGGAGAAGTCAAGGAGGATGCAACTAGATTTACTATCAAGGCTCTTTCCCCATCCGATCGAGAAGAAGCAGAGGTCAAGGCGGGCTCTTATTCTCGAAGTGAATTAGGACGGATGCTTTGGATTGAATCTCCAAGCGATGATAAAGAGAAAGCACGATGGCATCACAATTTAGAAGAGGACGAGAAACAGGCTTTTGCTTCTTATCAAGCTTATCTCAATCGAGTCTATATTGAAATGATAAGAGCCTCTTTGGTGAAGGTGGATGGGGAAGAAGCCTCCATCGAAATGATTCAAGCGATCCGTCCAGAGTCTCATCGAGTGCAAGCAATCACAGAGCTAGTCTTACACATTCAAAGATTAAGCTTGATAGGTGATGAGGGAAAATAGCACTTGCCTCCTCTGTATGGATTCCATTTAGTGGGGGCCGCTCTTGGTCTTGTGATCAATGCAAATCTAAAAAAGGATTGCGTCGATTGAGGGGGAATTGTGGGGGACCTTTTAAACAAGGCCTTCCTTTGTCAGACATAGACGATCAAGGACGCTTCATCCCAGGATACAGAGTCGCTCCCAATTGTGGCGAGTTCTTTTCTGATCTCAAAGTCAGATCTTGCCCCGTGGCAAATATGAATAAACTTGCTCCCATCATCACAGCTTATCATAGACATCGAAAAGGCCTCTTGACATTAACACAATCTTTTAAAAGACCATCGTGTGCAATTGTCGAGGCTTATGATATATTAGAAAACAACACTGAGGAAATGATCCGACGCTCTCAAGAGCAACAAATGAAGGAGTTTAATAATGGCTCAAACACAAGTTGAAATCGAAGTCGAGCTAAGTGGAGCGGGTAAAGTAGACAAGGGCATTCAAAAGATCGAGGGAGGACTTGAGGGTATAGGAGAGACGGGCTCTCGATTAGCCAAGGCGATGGGGTCAACAAATGAGAAACTTGGGGAGGGTCTAGAGAATGTTAGTGGGACAGTCGGAGAGGTGAGAGAGGCCTTTTCAAGTCTTGGATCTTCTATTACAAACTTAGGTCAAACAGGAGCAAAGGGCTTTATGTCTTTATTGGGTCCCCTTGGAATGTTAGTGGGGGCAGGGATTGCTGTCTATGAAACCTTCAGGCAAATATCAGGAGCAGCTCAAGAGGCTCAAGAGGCAGAAGAGGCAATGAATGCAGCCTCCTCTGATCTTCAACAAAAACTTGAATCTTTAGCAGAAAAAGGGATTATTCCAACAACAAAAGAACTTGAAAAGTTTTCTCTTGCTGTGATTGAATCCCAACTTGCAAAAGAAACTTTTGAAAAAGCATTGACTAAATATAGAAAATCTTTTGAAAAAATTACTCTTGCAAAAAAACAAGCGGCGGATGCGACCCGTGACGAAGCAAAAGCGGAAGAGATTGGCGGGGCTGTATATGTTGAAAACGTGCTTAAAAGACAAGCAGCAGACAGAAACTTAATTAAAGCCCGTCGAGAATCAACAAAGGTTCTCAAAAACTTTCAAGCAGTGCAGAGAGAAACATTAAAAGAAATCATGGCCGCGGGGGAGCAGGAGCAGGAGTTTGAGAAAAGATCTACAGATTCTTTAAAAGCGGAGGCCAAAAAACTTGCAAATCTTCAAAAAGAATTAGCTTTATTAAAAGCAAGGCAATTGGCTAAAGGGGACGAGCTTTATATTGCAGATGAAGAGTATACTCAAAAAGTAAGATTGTTAAACTTAGAAGAACAACTAGAGAATGCAAATCATGAGCAAGTAGAATCTATTTTAATAGGTTTAAAATTAAATGGCCGCGTTAAAGCTGAGCAAGTAGAAAAACTACGATTTCAACAAAAACAAATTGAAATCATAAAAAAAGAAGGTGAGGAGCAAAAAAAATTAAATGAGACAAGGCGGAAAGATTTTGAAGCAAGGCAAAAACAACAGGAACAAGAGTATAAAAAAGATCTAGTCTTAACTAGTCAAATCAATCAAGCTAAAATTAAACTTAAGTTTGAAGGTGATCAACAGATTTTAAAGCTCGAAGAGGAGAGACATCGAGCGACTCTTGAACTGACAAAAGCAGGATCCAAAGAGAGAGAGCTTGAAGAGTTAAGACATCAATTTGCTATGCAATCAATTAAACAAAATCGACTCAAGGAAAATAAAAGAAAAGAAGACGAGCGTCTTCAAATACTTCAAGAGTCAAATGAGAGAGAACTTAATTTACGTTACGATCTAGCAAGGCGACTCTTAGAGATTGAGCAAGAGTCTTCAGGATTTGGAACAGATATGGAGTCTCTCACTTTTGAGAGTGAACAGAGATTGAAGATCCTTGAACTTGAGTTTCAAAGAGAGATCAATCTTGCAAGGATGAAGGGTCAAGAAATCACAGAGATTCAAAGAAGGTTTGCGGTTGAGAGAATAGCAATCACGAAAGAATCAACACGAGATCAAGCTGATCTCCTCTCGGAGTACTTTGCTGAATATTCGGAGGGATTTGCTCAGGCGGGCTTTAATGCTCTTTTCTTTGGAGAGTCCTTCCAAGAGGCGACTGCTCAAGTCTTAAAGTCTCTTGCTCAACAGGCTGTTAGTCAATCAGTAATGAAAGCGGCGGAAGGCTTCGGACTTCTTGCGATGGGTTTACCTGGATCTGCGGCGGCTTTTAAATCTTCTGCTCTCTTTGCAAGTGCTGCAGCGATAGCGGGAGTTGCCTCAAATGCATTAGGAGGAGGAGGAGGGGGAACGGCTCAATCAGGAACTTCCCCAACGGGTCAACCCTCGACGGCCCCAACTCCTGAGAGAGAAGAGAGGACGACTGACTCGATGGTGTTTAATATTAACTTTGGAGGGGCGGTCGTATATGATACGAAGAAAGCAGCTGAACAGGCTTTTGCAGATCGTCTAGTCTCAATCATCAACACCCCTCGAAGGGGAGCTGTTCAATTTAATAGGAGATAGTATGCCTTTAAATAATCCGTCACCTAACTTTGCTCTCCTCTCTTCCTTTAATGCTAGAACATGGAGCGGGGTCAATGTCTTCAATCGAGGCTCAAACAATGTCTCTCTTCCTACGTTCGCAATCGGAGAGGGGATCTATGAAGATGCGATCTCTTTTTTGAATGGAAGGGGATCTCATACAGGGCTTTCAATTCCTGATATTTTAAACACTCAAGGATCTTCAATTAGTACAGCGTGGACAGTCACCATTGATGCAAATGATAAAGTTAAAATCACAGCAGACAGTCCTTTTAAGATTCGCTTATTAAGTGGCACTGATATTTTAGGAGTAGGTTCAACTACGTTTGGTCTTGATGACTATTCTTTTATATGTCCGAACAATTGGATAAGAGGGAATGAACTTGAGTCTGCTCAGTATCAGATCTCCGATGCTTCAGGATATGTCTTTTTTACATTTATAATTACGAATAGTCTGAATGTTCAGGATTTAATTGTTGCGATTAGAGAGAGGGGAACAACTAGTGATCTTGATGATGTAAACACAGCAAACTGTATTGAACACTTAGACATCACAGCAAACACGAGTTCTTCCATAAGATGGTATTTAAACTCCAGTGGCCATGTTGAGTGCATGTATGATTCTGCTATAAGTAATATCACTTGGGTATCCACTACTTTTAGAGATCGTCTAGGATTCACAGGGAGTGAGACTCCAAGCGGCTCCTCCATCAAAACTCTCACTGCGACGCATCCTTTACCTGGATCTCTTTTCCCCTCTCGTCCTTATCAAAGACATCATCTTCAAACGGACACTCTCACACAAGCCCGTCGAAAGATCGGAGGGGGATATACATCAAACTTTATCGGATCTTATATTCAATCAATCCTCGACTTTGATCTTGACGCTCTTCTTGATGAGAAAGACTTGTACAGACACTTTACTAATAACTTTGTCGAGTATATCCCAAGCGGAGAACGAATCAACTTTTATCAAGGATGGGGAGATAGTCGACGGGCTTTGATTACATCAGGAGTGAATGATACTCAACCCGCTTATGATCTTCTCTATACTTCTGAAGACAACGGAGATCAAGGACGTATTAGAGCGTCCGTTGTAAATAATGGAATGATCTCTCTCGCTTATCCTAATCGATTGAGAAGGCGGGTCCCTGTATCGATGACCTTGGAGCATTTATAAAATGGGCAATACATACACAACACCCCCCACGCTTCCAGACACAGGGGACTTGATAGCAGGAAAGATCATTAAGACTCAAACGATTCAACGGATGGGAGATCTATCAAACTATCTCCACGCGAACGGGGGGACTTCTACTTGCTTGTCTCAAGCTTTCGATCGGAATACTTGCGTCACCAATTCTACTTCATACGTTGAATTATGCAGATGGAGAATCCCCATACCCTCTAATAATCACACGACTATAGACTTTCATGTTAATGCTCAAGTGACTACAACAGGAACAGGAACTTTAAAGTTTAGTTTGACAGATGGAAACTCAGTCAATCAAGGCTCCTCAACAATTGCAATCACTTCCGTAACGATGGCTCTTGCTACTGTATCCCATACGTTTTCTTCTGCGACAACTTCAAGCTATGTCGATATTTTAATGGAGGGAAAAGTTGATAATATTGCTTATGATTTAGACGTTCAAATAGTCGCAGCTCGATTCCTTCCTTTATCCTCTCCTTTGTCAGCAGGTGCAACGGCTCAAGGAACAGACACGGTCACCCCTTTTGGAGTTGGACGGCTTGCTGCAAATTATCCATTGACTTCGAGGGCGGGGGTGCAATGGAGAAAAAACATAGAAACAATGAGGAAACGAAAGAGGCCTCTTCTCTCTTGGAGTGGGATCATAAATCCATCCTCTGCTTTTACAGGAAGGGGGAAGGGTCCAAAGTCTTTAGGAGTTGGAGACGTGGAGACTATGCAAATCCAAAGCCCTCTCTTTGTAGGAGGGGGAGATTTAACTTTGTGGGTATATGTTGAAAGTATAAGTGGATCAAAAAACTTTGCTTTCATGGGGAGGATCTTTACAGTCTCCTCAAATGGATGGAATGAATATACCTTCTCTCCTGATCTCTCCAATGTATCAGAGCAATCCTCTAATTTTGGAATATCTCTTTATAAAATCCACCCTTCATCTTATAATCAAAGTGATACTCTTCTAGATAACTTAGATCGAACAGCAGCGATTTCGAGTCTTCCTCGAATAACAGCTCTTTCACTTTGGAGTAATTAAATGTTGATTCCTACATCATTTCAACCTCTCACGAGTGAAGAATCTGTGTACATGGGAGTCACTGTCATGGGTGGAGTTGTCTCTCAATTTGCTCAAGCACTAGCACAAATGAGTCATTGTAAGTTTTTAGGCTTTGCAAATTATACAATTGCAAAACCTACACAGAGCCCTCTCTTTTCAAATGTATATCTTTTTACAAATTGGAGCGGGCTACCCAAGGGATTAAATAAACTTAACAAGTATTACTCGTTTCTATACGGATCCACTCCTTTGTCTGAATGGATTGGAGTTATATTCCAATATGTAGCGACAAAAGAAAGCTCCACAAACTCGCCTATCATCACATTTAGAATAAAAGATTTAAGCGGGACCCTCCTTTCAAAGTCTGTGAGATTTACTTACTCACAGCATTTAAATATGTCAATTGATGGGAATATTGATAGACCCTACACTGCGACAACGGGGGCCACTTTTTACGATCCTCCAAGTGGGACAAGTGGCTTTGATACTCCTCGACCTCTTTATATTCCTTCAGCTAACAGAGGAGACATGATTCTCTTGGAAGTTGAAGTTGAAGACTGTGATCTCGTCTCAGTCTCCTTTTTTGATTTGTATCAAGCTGAGGTCACCCCATGATAGATTCTGATTTTGGGCGGCGTGTATTTGTTTTAGAGATCGGGGGACTCTCGATTCGTTATGTGTCTAATGATGTAGACATCACTACAACGAATCTAGACGCAAATCTTACAACGGGGGTTCCTTATGTAAACAAGCAAGGAATCGTCGGAGTAGGGGCCTATCAAGCCTCGATTGATCCAGCGGGGGGAATTGCTAACTACTCTCCTGTTACTGTCTCCTTATCCATTGATCGATTTAACGGAGATACAACGGACCCTCATGTAGTTTTTGGAAGATGTGGACCAAGAGCAACGGACGTTACGAAAGCTCAAATCTTGACTGATATTTTACACACAGATACAGTTATGGCTCTTCCTATTGATCAAGACTTCTCTTCTTTAAGCTATCCAAGAGTAGTCCATATTGGAGCAGAAACCTTAAGAGTCTCTTCAGCAACTACAACAAAACTCAATATTTCAGATCGAGGAGTAGGACGAACTCCTATTCAAAATCATGTCACAACAATTGGAGGGACGAACGTCCCTGAAGTTTACACGGAGATCATAACCTTTCGAGGACGCAAAGCCTCTCTCTACATGGGACAAATGAATCCTGATGGATATGTGGAATCTTTCACTGAAATCATCAACGGATTTATAGAGTCCTCCCCTTCCATTGATGAAGATGTTGTCTCTTTGTCTTTAGTCCCTCTCACTGCTTTGATTGATAATGACATCTCAGAGATCTCTTTAGAGACTGGGCTTCTTCATGGATATCATAATTTTGATCAACTCAATGGGTCTAAATTAGAGTATGGTGTGGTATGTATGGAGAGTGAATCCTTTAATCTTGTGGGCTCAACAGGATCAGGAACTTTGACAGTCGAGACAGCCGATCAACCTCTTGAGATCAGTAACGCCTTTGATGTCTCTCTATATCCTGGATCGGATGGGACTTACTTAGTACACCCTCGTTATCCTGATTTAACAAACTCAGCAGGCGGGCGGCTCTTCCCTCAAACAATCTCCACTTCTAGTCTCACATATGATAGCGGTGACGTTACTTATAATTCACTTGTACCCTCAGGAGCCTCGACAACTTTTCGAGTAAAAGTCGCAACTCCAAGAGGCGAGATAAAGTCTTATAGAATTACCTCAGGTCTTCAAAGATTTCCTGAGATTATCAATACAGTTTTAGAAGCAAATCACACGGGATCAAGTCAGGGGGCAGGGGGATCTTTTGCTCAATGGACGATTGCAGACGATACGACTTTAATGATCAAGTCAAACGTCAACAGAGAAGCCGCTCAAACTTCAATTATCTTCTATTCATCAAAGAGGGCTTTAAGCTTTTTTGAGAGAATGAATGGAATAAATACACCCATGTCTATTTGGGACTCAACATCCTTAGGAATATATCAGACTCAAAATATGGAGCGGCTATGGTATCCTTTCGACGTATGGTCGGAGGGTCGTCCTTTTCCTGAAGATCCTTTAGTAGAAGAGGGGACGCTTTTCCATAATAGAGCAGAGTTTTCGGAAAAGTTTGCAGCTCCTATTCTAGAGAATCAAAGCAGAGAGCAAAAGATTAATGGGATTGCAAAAGCTTATTATCAAAACGGAGAGTCAAAAATCTTAGTCAAGGATAATTTAGGACTCCCATCATCTGCGACAAGTGGAGTATCTTTTGATTTAGAGGTCGTTTATTATGATCGAAACTTAGATCAAGAATCCTTCCAAACTTTTCCCATTACTCATCAAACGACTGCGACATACTCAGTAACGGACGTTGGATACTTCCTCCATATTCAAGAGCCCTTCACTTCATCGAGACGGAGGTCTTTTGGAGATTGGGAAGGATACGAGCCCACAAAGATTTATTTGACAACTCGAATCAACTTTCAAACACCAGGACAAGCAATCCTCCAAATCTTACAAAGTGGGGGCGGCTCGTCAATCAATGGATCTTATGATAAATCTTCAACGGGATTAAACATTGATCAAGCTGAAATTGATATACAGTCTTTCCTCCAATATGAGTCAATCCCTAACTTGATGATTAATCTTGATCTTCGAGGACAGGGAACAGATTTAAGATCAACATTGACTCCCCTCCTTCAAGCTATGGGATCCGTTTTAGTCATGAGAAGGACAAGGAACGGACGCTCTAAAATTGCCCTTCAACCCTTGGGAATGGATCAAACGAGGGCGGCAGCGATCACAATCAATCAAGGCGACTGGTTAACAGATGATCCTCCAATGTGGGACACGTACGAAGACATTATCAGTCAAGTTGAAATTAACTTTGATTATGACATCTCAGAGCAAAAGCTAAGGACTAAGAGGATCTTTAATAATCAAGAGGCGATTAATAGATATGGAGGAGAGAAATCAAAATTGACTCTCGATCTCTTTGGATTGTCCTCTGATCAAATAGGCTCAACAGGAGGAGACTCTTTCTCTTTCTTCCTTCCTGTGATCTCTCGAATCTTCAATCTTTTATCTAATCCTTTGAGGACTTGGAGAGGGTCAATAGGGACGGGTCAAAGTGCGTTGATTGACATTGGGAGATATGCCCTTGTTTCGTCCGATCGTTTAAAAGCTTATGGCCCTGACTATGGGGTGACGGATGGAGTCGGATTAATTAGATCGATTCGTCAAGAACTCATGAGTGAGGGTTGCGAGTTAGAGATTTTGACAACAGGAACAAAGACAGCGGGATGGAATGATTCTGCAAAAGTCCTCACTATCCCGTCGACTACATCCGTCACCATTGATCAAGATCTCTTTTCAAATACTGATCTTCTAGGAGACTCTGTCAAAGACTCCTCCTTCTTCAAAGTTGATGATGTTGTGGATTATGTCTTGGAGGGAGATCATGATAACTCTATAACGGGCCTCACGATTCAAAGCATAGTTGATAATGGGGCGAATGCTACTATTACTTTCACAGGTGTACACGGGATCTCTAGTACAGGAGGAACTCTTGAACCTACTATCTACACATCAGCAACATCAGATCAAAAACTAGACGCATATATAAGCAACTCATCGGGAGTCTTAGGAGCCTCCGACGATGGGAAGGAGTTTGCATAATGAGTAAATACACGAAACGACAACTAGAAGAACAACTTGATTTAATTCAACATGAGAATAGACGATACAAACGAGCGATGAATCAACTTTGTATCGACATCGATAAAACTGTTGAAGTCAATATGAATATCAATATTGATCGAAAAGTAAATCCAAATGAGAAAACACTTCGAGCTTTAAAGAGAAGTGAGTCAGAATGGGAAAAGAATGTAACGGAGCCTGGAGAGGGAGGGGATTGGAAAAGGATCAACTCTTATATTAAATCAAAGGAGGGGATCGGATGGACTTGGGAAGATGATTATGTGAAGAATGAAGACTTTGCTTGGTGCGGTGCCTATGCTGCTTTTTGTTTTGGAGATATGGTCAATCTCCAAGTAAGAAAGAACACGTTTCCTTCTTGCTATCGAATGAGCAGAGATTGGAGCAACTCTTCAAGAGTCCAAACGAAAGAAAACATTCTTCCTGGAGACATCGTTGTTGTTTATACCTCTGACTCTCACTCCCCATCCTATGGAAATCATATCACGATAGCTCGAACCTCTCCTGATGAAAGAGGGGACTTCCACACGATCGAAGGGAATGCCCACGGGATAGGCCCTGATCAAGATTGGAGAGAAGGAGTGATCAAACGGACTCGAAATCTCGATAAAGTTGCAAGAGTTTACAGATTGATTGATGAGGATTACAATGAATAAAAAGAGGACTATGCTCCAACGGATGGGCGGGCGAAAAGCGATGGCCTTTTATGCTACCTTGTCAGTCCTCTTTATTCTTGCAATAATGAACAAAGCACATGCAGAGGTGATTTCTGCAATTGATTCTCTCTTCTTGATCTTCGCAGGTGCCAACGTCGCTAAAGGAAGACAAGACAAAGCCCCAAAAGAAACTAAAAAGGAGAAGACAAATGAGTCTTAATGTACAAGATCCCATCATGGCAGGATCAAAAAGAGCTGTCTATAATGCTTCATCTGTTAACGATACAGACTGGCATGATTTAACATCATCAGATTTTATCGACTCGGTCACAGGGTCAGCATTGGCCGCAGGTCTATCCTTTGCTTTTCTTGCCGTTGTAAATAAAGGGAGTGATCTTGCTTATATTAAATATCGAGCGAGAACAGGAGCGGGCGACGCGGTAACTAATGAGATCCCTGTTGATTACTTTTACTCTGATGATGTCGGAACAATCAACACTACAGTCTCGACAATTGCTTACAAGAAGTATGCAGGATCAGATACTTTCTACTTAATTGCAGGATTCTCAAAATAAGGAGTTAAGCCATGAGTTTAGACATCAGACCTAATCCAGCGGTGACGGGATCCGTCACGGGCTCTTTAGTTTATAAAGGATCTTATAACGCTACTACATCAAGCCCTTCTTTAGTAAGTGCTCAAAAAGGCGATTTCTATATTGTAAGTGTAGCAGGAACTTTAGCGGGGGTGACGCTTAATATTAGTGATCATATTGTATTTAATCAAAACGCAGCAAATCCTGTAACGTCTGCAATGTTTGATGTGATTGACAATACAGAGACACAAGCCTCTGAGACAGTGGCGGGTATCATCGAGATTTCTACAAATGCAGAAGCGACAACGGGGTCTGCTACAGACAAAGCCTTGGTCCCTTCGAACATTTCAAGCATTGGAACGAGTCAATTAAATAATGACGCGGGCTTCTTAACAAGCTCAGCAGCTTCTGAGACAGCAGCAGGTATTATTGAGATTTCTACAAATGC